CTTTCCGCACGCAATAAAGTACGTGTCTTTGCTGGTGGCGCCCCACCTATGGGAGTGCGTCAAATCTGACTGTTAGAACAGTGCTGGAACTGGTAATTCCTTGCACGGCCAGTCCGGTCCATACGCATAGCCCAGAGAGGCCTGGTGGGGGTGTACAGGACGGCTTCCTGCACACGCTCATGGCGCATTCCACATGCATAAGAGCAATAACGGGAAAATAGGAACGCAGCGTGAAACAATGGAACCTTAGTGTGAATCATGGGAAAAGGGAGGGGCTTTGGAAAACCTGTCCCGGCTTAAGTGCCCTCGTGACCACAATAATGTCCTAATCTCTTCACGGCGGTTTACCGCAATCCGAAAATACCGTGCCCGTGCCCCGTGTCAGAAGCGGGGGCCACGTAAGGTAGAGGATTTCCAGTCCTCTATCGCTGGACTGGGGTCACTCCGCTTCGGCGTGATCCACCTTAGGCAGGCTGCCGATCCCGGCTGTCAGGTTGACAGATATTCTTGGACGTAGCTAGAAAGCAACGGCCTTACCAATTAGCTCCGGCGCCATGATCAAAAATTCAGGAAAAACCCTTTATTCAGATATTCAACGCGCAAAACGAGAACTCACCCGGTTGCAGCATCGCGCACAGCGTGCTAGGGCGAGTCGACAGCAGATGGTTGACCGGAAAATGGCGTTCAAAACTAGCCAACAACTATGTGCTGAAGGAGTCGAAGAAAATCCTGGGCCACAGAACAAGGGGAATCGAGGGAGTCGCAATCGCCGCACATTTGCTTCTGCTAGCACATCAACAGCTGAACCTAATATGCAGAAGGCCATTCGCAAAGCTTCCTCCGTTCCAGTAACCCAGGTCGCAGAGGTGAAACGCCAAGATCCTGGTTCCCTAACACCAGGCGCGGCGTGTAGGATGAAATTGTCGAGGGGAATCCATGACATGTCCTGTCGTAGCGAGCACTGTCCTGTCCTAGAGGCTAAGAAATGTTCGATACGTGATGACCATCCCGGTTTTCCGTGCACTTTCCTGACTTATCGTGACAATGGAGAGGAGATCCCAATTTGTCGCCTTAATAAGTTGAAAGGGAAAGCGGCGGAAGATATGGACATGTTCATGCCCTCGGCAACAACTGCCACACCTGCGTCAAGTCCGCGGTCCGTGCTCAGTTCCACTCCTGTGGTGCCTGTATTCGTGCCTTCTCAGATGCCGCTCGCCATCCCTGATCTGGATCAGGAAGTTCCGATACCAGTAGCCGAGCCACCTGTCGCACCCGAATATGCTCCCCGAACACTGCAGGAGGTCCTGATGGATAGGGTGAGGATGCAGATGAGAATGATGGGGATAGTTGACCCGACGACCAGCGCCAGGAAGTTTATGGCTGGAAGCGTTGATGATGGTGTCAAAACAATGCTGGCAGGGTACCTTAGGCCTACACCTGTCGACACTCCCCTCGAAATGTCCACTGCGATCACGTTCGCTGACGAGGAAGATGCAAAGAGAGCCCGTGTGTTTGCCAATGTCCTGAAAGATGTGCAATCACGTGTTGTCCACCAACATCTACGTCATGTGAACCCCACCATAAAAAGCACGATTGTGATACCGCCGGCCACCGCTTGTCCTGGAGGCAACACAAAGAATCATGTGTGTGCGTTTGGCACCGATGATTGTTTGAAAGTTCCCACAGCCAGGATCCACAGCAGCATCGGGGCTGGGCTGGATTGTGAAACGTCCTCGTCGACTATGGCCTGGATAGCCACTTCCTTTCTGAATGCCCTGCCCCGGTGGATGCGTGAGGAGACCTATACGGAGATCAAGAGAGTCATTCGACCGCCAGCCATTGATGTGAGGCCTTCTTTCTTTGGCACTGCACAGCTCGTACGCACATGCGTTGGACCTATTCCAACGGAGCTGTCCACTATCAAGGGGAAAACCTTGTTCACTGCTGGCACAGGTTCTGTCACACCTTTGGTGACCACACCCAATGACCCGATCTCATACGAAGAAGGAAAAAGAACCACCACCAGACGAATCCGGCCTGCCCTTATAGGACTTGCTTCTTCCGGATTCGGGCTGTTCTGCACCGGCCTCACACTTGCCATTACTGGCAGCACGACAATTGCACCTGCAGTTGGAACTGCCGCATTCCAAGCCACACGCATGTTGCTTGGATTAATGAAGGATGTTGAGGTTATACCGTTCATACCCTGCTGGGTAGCCACCCTGATCTCTACGAATACCAGTCCTTTGACGATCAAGGCAAACGGCCTGAGCCACATAAACCGTCTTCCGGGTTTGAATGTGGACACGCGCAAGTATGCTCCTTACGCTCACGGTTCAGTCAAGATAGCAGCCTCCAAACTCGAGGAGGGCCTTTTTCGGCAGGTCCCCACCCAGCGGTGGGGTTCTCTCTGAAGCGAGTGTTAACGGCTGGGGTCCGCTCCTGTGAAATGTCTATCAAGACTAACAAGAGGGACCCCAAAATCGGTATTGTGACGCCCGGGCATGTTGATGCACTCCCACGGGCTCACATGTACCGAAAGTTAGCGTTCGGTTCGGTTGAGGGCTCGTTCCCGATCCACGTGGATCGAAATGATCTTCAGACACAGGTCGATGGATTGACCCATCGAGTAGGACGAACTGTGCCTTCTCACAACGCCAATTTCTTGGCGAAATTTAAGTCCTTTGTGGCCAAGTGGTTGGATAAGAACCTGACGCCTATAGGTCAGCAACCCGCATTCGAAGACTGGTTGGATGGAACCAGTTATCCCCAAGACAGAAAAGAAGACTTGCGAAAGACGTACCAGGGTTTGGCAGGTGGCATGCCATCCCGTAAAGCTAGACGTAAAGTCGCATCCTTCATTAAAACCGAATGTTACCCACAATTCAAGCACGCCAGATGGATCAACAGTCGTTCAGACGCATTCAAGGTTTATTCCGGACCTTGGTTCCACGAGATGGAGAAACAATTGTTCAAACTCCCGTGGTTCATTAAATACGTGCCTGTACCAGAGCGTGCCGCTCTTATCGCTCAGTTAAAGAAAGACGGTTTGAGGTATTTTGGGACGGACTTTGAAAGTTTCGAAGCTCATTTCACTCCAAAAGTCATGGACGCAGCTGAACTTGCGTTGTATCGCCATATGCTCAAACGGTTCCCAGAAGTATCGAAATTGATTTGCTCAACGATCGCTGGGACGAACCATGGCAGGACGCGCCTTGGCGTTTCATTCTTCCTCAAGGGGAGGCGCATGTCTGGGGATATGTGCACCTCACTTGGAAACGGTTTTACTAATCTCATGCTCTGGTTATTTATTGCATCTGAGCATAAGTTTTCAATTGAAGGTTTCGTCGAGGGAGATGACGGAATCTTCGCCGCGAGTGCGAACGCACCTAGTTGCGCAGAATTGGCCGAAGAGTTTAAGAATCTCGGCTTTACCATTAAGATAGAAGAACATCCAGATCCAAAAGAGATGTCATTCTGCGGAATTATCGCTGCTGATGGTCAGAACATTAGGGACCCGAGTGACGTATTGCAAAGCTTCGGGTGGTCACATTCCTGCATTTATTCAGGGGAACGTGTCCAGTTACAATTGCTGAGGGCGAAAGCTCTTTCGCTCGCTTATGAACTCCCAAATTGCCCCATCCTCCGCGCGGTTGCTGATAGAGCCCTAGAGCTCACAACAGGCGTCGAACCACGATTCGAACTAGATGGGTATCATGCACCTCCACCTAAATGCGACCCACCCAAATTCGAACCAACAGATGAGACTCGGTTTTGTTTTGCTAGGAAGTATGCAATCTTACCTACAGAGCAATTGAAACTCGAGCAGGACATCCGGACTTGTGTCAGTCTAGATTTCCTTTCGTTCTACTTGAAACCGCACTCGGATCAGTTCCGGTTCGGCAAGCTCTACTTGGACATCGGTTGAAGGGTTGGGAGACCCTTTTCAGTCGGTGATTCCATTCACGACACCTGCGGTTGTCATCTGGGAGACAGCCTTTAGCTTCGGC